TCATATGTGATCGCAGCAGTGGCAGCAGCAGTGATGCCTGGAGTGGACGCTGTGACCAACCCCATTGGCTGGCCAACACCGGTGCCGGTTGCATAATGCGCTGCGGTTGCACGACCAAGGCGCTCGGCAAATTTGCGAATAATCAGCGCCTCAATATCAATACCGGAATCCTGTAGCAGTTGCTGGGAAACGCGGATGATTTTGGAGGTATACATATACGCGCCGAGAGGGACGCTGTTGAACGCCAAATCCTGCTCTGTGTCACCGGTGTTCTCAGCCAAAATAGAGCCGATATTTGCAGTGTCGTCAGACGTTGGGATCGGCAGGTTATTGCCGGTTTCGGTTGCCAGAATAAACGCGCGGTTACGGATGCCGCCAAATGATTGCATCCCCTCTCTCAGGTTTTCGTAAAAACCCTCCGGAACGGTGAATCCGCCAGCAGCGGGAGTGCCAGCAGCCAATGCGCGGCGCTCAATCAACAACTCTCGATGCTCCTGAGATAGACCGGACAGACCGGCCTCGGTGCTCCGCATCAGAGCTGAAAACGCACCCTGATGATTAGACCCGCCCTGGGTGTTTTCGCGCGACTCATCGTTCGCGTCATCACGGCCAATCATTTCATCGAGACCAGTGTCAATCTCCATGTTTCGTTTCGCGGTGACGATCCGAGCATCAAGCCCTTGGATTGCGCTATCGGAGTTATCCCAAGAGGACTGCTCCTCGGTGTTCAGGCCGCGATCCTCAGCCTCGGCTGTTGCGACAACATCGCGCATTGCCTGAGCAGCGATTGACCGCTGATCGTGTAATTTTTTCAATTCCGCATTCATGCGTGACATAATTTAAACCTCTATTTATTCGCATATAAAAACAGCAGTGATGGTCGCCAAATGGCATCCGGCTCACTGCGTCGAGCAGCCAATCAATCAATGGATTAATTCACTGTCCGCCGGTAATTTCTATTAAACGCAAATGGCGTTTTTTCATTTCTAGCGTGTGGCGGCCAGACGTTTCATGAGCCTCACCCATGCGTCGAAGCCCAACAGATGCGTCTGGGTAGGCTGGGTATGTGACCGGAGAAACATCGAACAGCCGCTTAAATTTGGTGATCGTTCGGATAATTCGACCATCCTCATCCTCGCTCCATTTATCCTCATCAACATTAAACGCAAATGAGGATTGAGTAATATCGCCCCGCTTCATCGACTCTGTCAGATCATTGGCAACTGTTGTCGCGGGCAGGTCAATCTCATAATGCAGTCCGCGCTCATCGATCTTTAGGCGCATCGTGCCGGATTTAGTGCGCCCCAAAATGGCGCTCGGTTCGTGATTAAATAATCCGCGAACATCGTCGCCGAGAACAGCATCAAACGCGCCCTTGGCGATCTTTTCGCGGAACCCGCCAAGGTTGTCGCTCAGGGTGTCGAAAACGCTGGCATACCCAGCGACAACGCTCTGGTCGCCCTCGGCTCTAATCTCCAGCTCTGGTGGCTCAAAATACCTGCGCTCAATTTCCATCGTCATCACCCTTATAGAGTTGGAGCAGCTCAACTGCTCGAGTTTTTGCCCAGCACTCGGACTCTGCCGAAATGTCGCCGGATTTAAATAGATTATTTATTGAGTATCGCAAATGTGACTCCGCAACGCCAGCATCAACCTGTAGCGTGTCAGCAATATACCCAGACCGTTTTTCAATCCATGACTCCGCCCACTCGTTAAAGGCATCGGGAGACTCGGCGTGTTTTCTGATCGCCCGAACCAGCCCCTCCTGTTCAGCGAGGGAAATTCTCTGAATTGAGTTTGCCAAAACAGACATCAGTCTAGAGTTTTCTGGCTCAATACTGCGCGGTTCATTCTGTTTTGGGGCCGCTTGGTCGGCCATATTCAATGGCACTAAATAAACGTCACCGCCATCAACTGGGTTTAAATTTTCTTTTTTCCGCACGTCGTTGGTGGACAGCCACCCCCATTGTTTGCCGATGGCGTAGGCAGCGTATCTGCTGGCAATATCGCCACGCAAAAGTCCAGAAACATTAAATTCAACAAAGTATTTTTTGCGTTCAGATTCGCTGAATAATTTACGATTAATCTCCTGCTCCCACCGAACCAGCCACGGGCGCAGGGAGTGAACAACGAACTCAAGCGATTGCTGCTCAATATTTGAAAATGTTGCGCCCTCTAAATCCGCCAGCATATGTGGTGGGACTCGAAAAATTCTCGCAATATCGGTGATCTGAAATTTTCTTGTTTCCAGTGTCTGAGCGTCTTCGGGAGATATTGTGATCGGCTGGTATTTCGCCTCACCCTCCAGCACGGCGACTCTGTGCGCATTTTCGGTGCCACTGTAGAGTGATTGCCACTGCTCACGCATGTTGCTGGCCTGCCCGTCTTTGAGCGTACCAGGCACAGACAAAACACCGCTTGGCTGCTGACCCTGCGAGAAAAACCTACCGCCAAACTGCTGAATAGCGAGGCCGATCCCAATTGAGTCGGAAGCCATCTTTATCGGGGAATACCCCTTCATCCCGTCGAATCCGAGACCTGGAATGTGCAAAACCTCAACAGGGTCAAGGTCAACTTTCTGGCCATTGACCTTAGTTTTGTAGACGATTTTTCCGTCTGTCCTGTCCACCGTTGTTACGTCCGGCATCAATGGATGCAGCGCAAATGGCCTGCCGTTTTTATGCTCGATAAATGCGTATCCATTACCCCAGCTCACGGCGTGTGACTGCACGGTTTCGCGGAACACAAACGATGTCATATTGTCGTTGGGTTGATCGTGCAGCAGTCTCCGAACAGGGTGTGCGCTTGCGGACTTGCGCCCATCTGCGGTGCGCTCATAAACCTCCAGTGGTAGCGAGGCCAGACCCTCGGAGAGGATGCGAATACACGCCCAGACAGCGGAGAATTTGAGAGCAGACTGCTCTGTTACGCTCACGCCGGATGAGGACGGAGCCTCGCCAAATATCGCGTTCGCAGGAGTTGTCGGACTCTCGATTGAGCCGCGTTTGACCGAAACGTCAAACCCAAACAACCTCATAGGATTGTCAACCCACGGTCGGCGTAGGGGTTCGCCGCCGGCCCCTCCATTTTCATTGCTGCACCAAGAGCCATAATTGTTGCCACCACACCGTCAATTTTGTTTTCTGGGAATTCTTTTCTTGGATAAATATTGTCTTTTGCGTCAGTGTGCGCCACCACATTCGACAACATCCACGACTGCACCGGGTCTTGATTATGCCGCCATTGATCGTTTAACACCATCGCCTCCAGTTCTTTCATCGGCTCGGACATATTTGCAACAGTTTGCCGCACCTCGACCATCGGCAGCCCATCACCAGACAGCCTGCTCGCCAAATAGTGCGCCTGCCAGGGATCGTACCCGACCATTTTAACATCAAATTGAGCCGCCATCATGCGCACATCGGCCTCTATTGTAGCCTGATCCGTTGTGCTGCCGGGCGTGGTCGTCAAATACCCATCAATTTCCCACCCCTGATACTGCGAGTTGCGGCCATTCTCGACCGCCTCCTCCGGCAGATAGTGCCGATGAAACTCCGCATATCCACCAGCGTCGAGCGGGAACAGGATAGCGAGGTCTGCAATATCGGTTTTAGATGCCAGATCGAGCGCGAGGTAACACGGTCTACCGTAAAATTCTGAAATATCCAGGCCACGGTCGCCACATGACTCCCACGCCCTCATATCCATCCACGCAGTATCGGCATTGACCCACCGGTTTAGATGTTTGGTAAGAAAATTGTTTTGGGCGCTGGCCATCTCCATGGCCTTTCGTGCTTTGCGCCGGATGTCGTCAGGGTTGACAGATTTGCCCCAGTTCGGATTTGCTTTCTCCCAACTGGCCTCGTCCGTCCAATCGTCGCCATCATCCACTGTGTAGACCAGTCCAAAATATTCCTCGTCAATATGTGCGCCAGATAGGATTTTTAGCAGATAGGATCGCTGCTCATAGCAGATGCCTGCGCGATTAAATCCGGCGGTGGTGATCAACCACAGCAGAGACTGATCGCGCGCACCGGTGCCGGTCTCGATCACGTCAAAAACATCACGGGTTTTATGCGCATGAAGCTCATCAATGATGCCGCCATGCACATTCAAACCGTCGAGGTTGCCGCCCTGGTCCCTGCTCAAGGCTTTAAACGAGGAGGATTCTGACTCGACAAAAATGGAGTGCGCAGACGTTTGAACACCAAATCTTGACCGGAGGCCGGGCGATTTATCAACCATTTTTTTTGAGTCATGCCATGTAATCCGCGCCTGATCTCTCGTTGTTGCTGCGGAGTAAACCTCTGCGCCAGACTCGCCATCTGCGGCCAACAAATACAGCGCAACGCCCGAAGAAATCGTACTTTTTGCGTTTTTTCTGGGGATTTCAGTGTAGGCCACCTTGAATCTGCGCAGGCCAGCGCCATCAACCCACCCAAAAACAGTGGACAATATAAACACCTGCCACGGCTCAAGCTCAATCAGCCGACCCTCACGCGCCCACTTGCCTTTGATGTGCGGCAACAACTCGATGAATTTGCAAATACGGGACGCTGCAACAGGATCAAAATGATATTTAAAATCCTCTTTCAGCAGGTCTTCGCGCTGCCGCGCGCAGGCTTGGCGAACATAAATACAGGCCGGTATTTTTCCCGACACCACATCACCGACATATCGATTTGATATTGCGACAAAATCCCTCAAAGATCACTCCAAGGGTCAGATTTTTTTTCCATTTTTTTGATTGCGGCGACTTTTGTCCGGCTCGACGGGGTGAGGCCAAACTGTTGCAGGCCGGACATTAACCTGCGCCAAGCGTCTGCGCGCATAGCGACAGCCGGATTTGCCTTCAATTTTTTGTTGCCTTGATTGTCAACGCCTTCAATCGTCAGGCCGTGCAGCTCAATCTCAGACCTGTATGCCGACAGCTCAGACCAAACATCGGCTATTGCTGACAACGCAGCGCGATCTGCGAGAGTAACAACCTGCATTAACTCCAGCACATCCACCAATTCAGCGTGGAAATCCCTTGCCTCGTCATCCAAATAATCGGCAGGATCAGGGCGGCAGACAGGCAGCAACGGCTCATTGGCCTCCGACCTGTCCTTCCTGAACGTACCCTGAACGACCTTGAGTGCTGTGGGTTTTGGCGTGTTCATTTCATTCCCCTTTTTTTAGGCTCTGAACTGACTGTGTGAAAAAACAACTCCCCCTCCGGTCTACGGTAATAGGGCTACAGGGATTTAATACCCCCTACCCCCACCGAGCATCCTCTGTAGCGGTTTTAATGTCGTGGTG